TACGTATATAAGAATCCAGTGGAAGTTATAAAAGATTCAGGCAATGGATCAGTGGAAAGTAGTATTGAGCGTGACGGTATAGTGGCATCTTGGTGTGGACGTTTTGACGATCTTAATAAAACTCATGAGCGTCTAGAGATTCTTATAGAGTGGTATAATGCATGGACTATAGTGGAAAATAACGTAGCTTTGTTTATCCAGTATATGATATCTAAACGTAAACAAAGATATTTAGTACCTAAAGATATGATTTTGTTCTTAAAAGATATAGGAGCAAATCGTAATGTGTTCCAAGAATATGGTTGGAAAAACGTAGGTACGCTGTTCAAAGGAAACATTCTGTCCTATGGAATTGAATATACTCAAGAAGAATTAGATCATGAGACAAAAGAAAATGGAGATATAGTAAAAACAATATATGGTATAGAACGAATACCAGATATAATGTTACTTAGAGAGATGCAAGCATATAGAGATGGATTAAACGTGGATAGATTAGTAGCATTTTGTTCTTTAATAGCCTTTGCAAAAGTGCAACAATCTAACCGTGGTTTCTCTAAACGTATAGAAGTTACAAAAGAAAACTTGGATAACTCCCAAAAATTTAGTAAATTAAATTATAGTCCCTTTAGACATATTGGTAATTCTAAGGGTAACGGGCCAAGTATGAGACCACCTCGTAACCCTTTTAAAAATATGAGATAAAATAATATGGAAAATAAAGACTTACATGCCCAAAAGGTAACTATTCTTTCTAGATTGATTAAAGAAAGCTCTCTCACATTTGAGGAAGCTTTACTTATTTTGAAGGAAGAAGAGCCAAAACAGTCACCTGCACAGTTTCTAACTAGTGGTACTGGTACTGCATACATTCCTCCTTTAGGAACTTGGAGTTCAACAGGGATGCCAACTTTTTTATCTATGACTGGCAGTGGTACTAGTTCTATTACAAATACAATTGCTGATAATTCAGCAGACTTAAATAACTAAATATCATGCAGATATATTCAGCAATGGATTTGAAAGCCGGTAAAAAGGCGGAACATAATAAGATGGGTACTCTTACCCAACCTATCCAATTTTTACCTGAGAAAGAGAAAGATGATGAATGGAGAGCTTGGAATCTAGACTGGTTAGAGTGGCAGGGTATGAAGCAACTTAGACGTAACGCTCGTAGATTAATGAAAAACTACAAGCTTGCTAAGGGTATCATTGACAAGACAGATTATATTGTAGAAGAGGATAATGAGATGGCGGATCTAATAGATACGCTAACTAAAGAAGATGAGTCTGCTTTAGAACTTAAGTTCTATCCTATTATTCCTAACGTTGTAAACGTATTATGTAATGAGTTTTCTAAAAGAAGCTCACGTATTATGTTTAAGGCTGTGGATGATATCTCTTATAATGAGCTTATAGAAGAAAAACGTAAGATGCTTGAGGATGTTCTTTTACAGGATGCTCAGCAAAAGATGATGATGGAAATCATGAATCAAGGTTTAGATCTTGAGGATGAGGAAGTTCAGAAACAAGTTCAAGAACAAACATCTCCTGATAATCTAAAGAAGCTTCCTGAGATAGAGTCTTTCTTTCGTAAAGACTATAGATCTATGATTGAAGAGTGGGCATCTCACCAAATGTCTGTAGATGAGGAACGTTTTAAATTACAAGAATTAGAAGAGCGTGGCTTTAGAGACATGCTTATTACAGATAGAGAGTTTTGGCATTTTAATATGATGGAGGATGACTATGAGCTAGAGCTTTGGAATCCATTGCTTACGTTCTATCATAAGTCTCCAGATGTTAGATACATCTCTCAAGGTAACTGGGTCGGTAAGATGGATATGATGTCTGTATCAGACGTTATTGATAAGTTTGGATGGATGATGAACGAAGAACAAATGTATTCGTTAGAAGCCATCTATCCTGTCCGTTCTGCCGGCTATGCTGTACAAGGATACCAGAATGATGGTAGCTATTACGATGCTACAAAATCACATGAGTGGAATACACAGATGCCAAGTCTTGGCTATAGACAGTTTTCGTCTTTATATGACACTAAGTTTGGTACAGGAGATATTGTAGAGTGGATCCTATCTGATTCAGAGGATACAATAGATTTTGGTAAGTCACACTTATTGCGTGTATCCCAAATTTATTGGAAGAGTCAACGTAAGGTGGGTCACTTAACTAAGATTACAGAAGAAGGAGAAATCTTACAAGATATTGTAACTGAGGAGTTTAAATTAACAGATAAGCCTCAATACAATACAACATTGTATAAACAAAAGACTAAAGAAAACTTAATCTTTGGAGAACATATTGATTGGATTTGGATTAACGAAACTTGGGGAGGTATTAAGATTGGACCTAACCGTCCCGCATTCTGGGGAAATAATAACGCAGGTGGTATCAATCCAATCTATTTAGGACTTAATGGTGGTAAGCCAGGAAGACTACCTTTCCAATTTAAAGGAGATGCTACACTTTATGGGTGTAAACTTCCAGTGGAAGGTTGTGTTTTTGGAGATAGAAATACTAGAAGTACTTCATTAGTTGATCTAATGAAGCCTTACCAAATAGGCTATAATATAGTGAATAACCAAATAGCAGATATCTTGGTTGATGAGCTAGGCACGGTTATCATGTTAGACCAGAACTCTTTGCCTCGTCACTCCATGGGAGAAGACTGGGGGAAAAATAATCTGGCTAAAGCCTATGTGGCAATGAAGAATTTCCAGATGTTACCGCTTGATACAAGCATAACTAACACTGAGAACGCTCTTAACTTCCAACATTATCAAGTGTTGAACTTAGAGCAAACTAATCGTTTGCTTTCTCGTATACAATTGGCAGGTCATTTTAAAAACCAAGCCTTTGAAACTATTGGTCTTAACCCACAACGTATGGGCCAACAGATTGCTCAGCAGCAAACAGCCACTGGCGTAGAGCAAGCTATGAATGCTTCTTATGCACAGACAGAGCAGTATTTTATTCAGCACTCTGATAACTTAATGCCTCGTGTACATCAGCTTAGAACAGACTTAGCTCAATACTATCATTCTAAAAAACCTAGTGTTCGTCTTCAGTATATCACTGGTAAAGATGAAAAGGTTCATTTTGAAATGAATGGTACAGAGCTACTTATGAGAGATCTTAACATCTTCTGTACAACAAAGACTAATGCTCGTTCTGTAATGGAGCAACTTAAACAGTTGGCTATAAATAATAATACTACAGGAGCATCTATATATGATCTTGGAAATGTTATTAAGTCTGAGTCTATTGCTGAGTTAACTGGTGTACTTAAGAATGCAGAAGAGAAGGTACAGTCTCAGAAAGAAGCAGAAATGCAGCAACAACAGCAAATGCAGCAAGAGATGATACAGTCTCAGGAGAAGCAAAGACAAATGGATCTTGACTTTAGAACAGGCCAAGCAGATCTTGATAGACAAACTCAGATCACTGTGGCTGAAATTAGAGCTGCAGGTTATGGAGCAGGCGTAGATATTAATGAAAATAAAGTGTCTGACTACCAAGATGCCTTGGAGACGATTCGTGGTGAACAACGTTACCAAGATCAAATGAATCTTAAGCGTGAGTCCGAGATGAATAAGAAGATGCAGGTAGATCAGAAGCTTAATATAGACCGTGAAAAGTTACAAACACAGAAACAAATAGCAGATAAACAACTTCAGATTGCCAAAGAAAATAAGAATAAATACGACTCTGGTAAGAAAGCTAAATAATTATAGCTCTATTATCCGTATCTTAGGTATATTTTTTTAGGAAAAGTAAATATTTAAAATTTAAAGTTGTATATTATTTATGTAGAGATACACAAAAAACCAAACAAATATGACTGATTCTCAAACCAGTGTACAAACAAACGTACAACAAGTTGATCTTGACATTGATAGTTGGCTAGGAGCCCCAGGTGCAGATAGTATAGTTACTCCTGCTAAAGATGAAAAACCTAGTATTTTTAGCCAAAAAGTTCAAGATTTTAGTTTCTTAGATGAAGAAGATAATGATGATTCAACATCTAGTGATGACACAAAAGATACAGGTGAAAAAAAGCTTGTAACAAAAGAAGATACAGATAGTCTTCTTAAAGAGTTAACTGATGATGAAGATGATTCATTTGAGTCTAAATCAAAAGGAGGACGTCCTAAGACAGAAAAGTCTGGATTAGTAGAGTTTCTTAAAAAGCGTATAGAGTCAAAGGAAATGTTTGCCTTTGATGACTATGATGAAAAGAAACAAAGTCTTGATGACTACTTAGGTGGTCTTGGAGATAAAGACGTTGAAGAGTTGTGGCAAGCTAACGTAGACAATATGAAGTCTGAGGTGGCAGCTAAGACTCCTCAAGAATTCTTTGAGTCTTTGCCAGATGAATTGCAATATGCAGCAAAGTATGTAGCAGACGGTGGGCAAGATCTTAAAGGTCTTTTCCAGGCTTTGGCTCAAGTAGAACAAGTTCGTGAGATGGACCCTACTGACGAGAATGACCAAGAAGGTATTGTAAGATCTTATTTACAAGCTACTGGTTTCGGTACAGCAGATGAAATTGAAGAAGAAGTTTCTACATGGAGAGAAATTGGATCTTTGGAAAAGAAAGCTAAACAGTTCAAACCAAAGTTAGATCAAATGCAAGAAGAGTTTGTACAAGCAACTCTTGCAGAACAAGAATCTAAGAAAGAACAGCAAGAGCAGGCAGCTCAAGCTTATATGCAAAATGTGTTTGAAGCACTTCGTCCAGCTGAGATTAATGGTCTTAAGCTAGATAAAAAGACTCAAGCTCAATTATATAGTGGATTGGTTCAACCTCAATATCCATCTATCAGTGGTCGTCCAACAAACTTGTTGGGTCATCTTTTAGAGAAGTATCAGTTTGTAGAACCTAACTATCCATTGATTGCTGAAGCTCTATGGTTACTTTCAAGTCCTGATGAGTATCGCTCAAGCCTTACTAAGCAGGGAAAGAACCAGGCGGTAGAGCAAACTGTACGACAACTTAAGACTGAACAGTCACGTAAGAATGTTAGTACTTACCAAGAAGAAGAAGAGACTAGATCTAGAAAAATATCTAGACCTCAAAATATTTTTAAAAGATAAATAATTTATTAACCCTTAAACTTTATGCCCTATGGCAACTCCAGTTTTAAACAATGGTATATTTCTACGAGATACCAGCTATGCAACTAGCTCACATGTAGATTCTTACCACCTTTCTAACCTCTTAAAGTCTGCTGAACCTACTGATTTAGGTCCAGTTGATTTATGGGCAATGGCACAAAAGGTAGAAATGCCTTTATACCAAATGTCTAGCTTTGGCGGTAAGAACGTTATCTCAGTAGATAATGCACGTGGTGAGTACAAATGGCAGATCCCAGTAACTCAGGATCTACCTTACGTTATTGAAGACGTAGAATCCGCTAATGCTACAAAAGGTATTGACGGACAGAGTTTCAAAATTAAGATTAACAAGCGTTCTTTTGGACATGGTGATATCATCACTTATGACAAATACAACGGTGTTGAGATGTACATCACTGCTGACGATATTATCCCAGCTGGTGACGGTTTTATCTACACAGTACAACTTGTTAATAATGACAACGCTAAGTATTTGGATAACAAATATCTTAAAGTTGGTACTAAGGTTTTCCGTAAAGGATCTGCTCGTGGTGAATACGGTGAGCGTTTCTCTGATATCGGTAACGTTAATGCAGGTTTCCGTGAATTCTACAACTATGTAGGTGGTGCTGAAGCTCACGTTCATTATTCTGTTAGCTCTCGTGCTGACTTAATGTTGAAAGGTGGATTGAAAGCTGATGGTACAGTTCCTGTAGTAGAGCTTTGGAGAAACTTTGACAAGTCTAGTGATCCTTCTATTACAAACTTAGAGGACATGGCTTCTAAAATGGGTAAAGATTATGTAAAGAAAGCTTACCAATCTGGTCAGTTAACTCGTACATTCTTGACCGCTATGGAAGCAGCTCATTTGACTAAGATTGCTAATGACATTGAGACTTACCTTATGTGGGGTCAAGGTGGTAAAGTTAAGCAAGATGGTCCAGATGATATTCGTTTATCTGTAGGTCTTTGGAAGCAGTTGGATAACTCTTACAAGCGTATCTACAACAAAGGCTCTTTCAACTTGGATCTATTCAAGTCTGAGATTTTCAACTTCTTTAATGGTAAAGTTGAATTCCAAGGACCAGATCCTAAGCGTAGCTTAGTTGTACAAACAGGTCTTGGTGGTATGAAACTTGTTAATGAAGCTATTAAGCGTGAGGCTATTAACTCTGGCTTGGTAATTAATGCTTCTGAAGTTGGTGCTATCACTGGCAAAGGTATGGACTTGAACTTTGGTTTTGCTTACACTCAATACGTTATTCCTTTCTTGGCTAACGTTAAGTTTGTATTGAACCCAGCGTTTGATAACATTCATACTAATGACATTGAGAACCCAATCATTGATGGTTTCCCATTAAGTTCTTACAATTTTATTATCTTTGATGTAACTGAGAATACTAATGACAACATCTACTTGTTGAAGTTATCTTGGGATAATCAATTGAAATGGTTCTATCAGAACGGTACTATGGATTACATGGGACGTTCTCAAGGCTTCCAGTCTTCTGGAAACTTTAACGGTTACCGTGTATTCATGACACAAACAATGCCTGCTATTTGGGTTAAAGATCCAACTAAAGTGTTGAAGATTGTTATGAGAAACCCTGTAACTGGTGGATCATTCTAAAAAATAGTATCTAAAGCAGGGGGCTAAAATCCCCTGCTGAGGATACACTATCACCCTCCTGTAGATTTATCTGCAGGTTTCCTATCGTATGCGTACCATGAATGATCACATGGGAAGTTCGCAACTTCTGATAGGTTCTAAATATAAAAGGTTACATTTGTAACCAATTATAAAAACCAAACAAACCAAATATGAGTAGCAGTGTATCAATGATTGAAAAGTATCCACAAAACAAACGTTCAAGTATAGCAATCCGACCATACTTTGATCCTTTAGTGGATAACATGGGACTTCAGAAGTACGGATTGAGTCTTTTTGACGGAGCGTTCCACGAGGAACCTATTGCTTGTTTAGAGATTAATGGAATCAAAAGATTCATTACAGGTCTAAATGAATATGCTCCTGATGTTAAAGACTTACCATTGGAAGAACAAGAAGCTAAGATAAAGCAGATTCGTGCTGTTATTGCTCAACTTGAGAAAGAACTAGCTTCAAATGTAGTGGATGCTGCAGATGAGCAATTCTGGAATAAGTTAAAACTTCTTAAACCAGACAATAATGAGTTCTGGGATAGAATTAAGATTAGATGTGGTAATGAACCAGTATATTTAGAGCCTGATAAAGATCCTTATGATTTAATTAGGTTATATGCTATAGAAGCCGGTGGGTTTAGTATTGTTGCTAAGAGTCTTGAAGAAGCTCGTAGAATGTCAGTACCGCCTAAGTTTTATCTAGATAAGCTAGAAGAAACTGCTTCTATACAAACAGAAGTTAAGAAGCTTCGTAACAGAGCTTTATCAGAACTTCAGAAGTTATTTGACAAGAACCAGAATAAGCTTCTTTATGTAGCTAAAGTGTTGGATGCAAATAGTGCTCAATATAAGAAGTCTACACCTAATGACGTTATCTATGATAATATGGATAAGTTTATTAATGGAGACTTAGTAGAGAAGGATAAGCGTAAAACCGCTCAAAGATTTTTGGATGCTGCTAATCTAGACATGGAAACATTAAAGATTAGATCTATTGTAAAAGATAGTAACTACTTTAAGTTCATTGCTCCAAAATCAGATGGTTTTATTTATCATATGCAAACTACTACTATGATGGGTAGAACTTCTACAGATGTAGTTGAATTCTTAAAAAATCCTTTAAACGAGGAGCTTTTAATAGACTTAACTAAAAAGGTTGAAAAATACTGGATGCAGTAAAATAGTATATGAATAATAATCTCTTACAAATTAAGATAAAACAGAGGCTTAATAAACTAGCATCTTTTGATTATGACAACATAGAATGTTGGATGATCCAAGAAGCTTTTAATAAAGCTCAGTTAGAGTGGGTGCGTAGACGCCTTCACAGTCTTAATGCATCTAGAGAAGCATCAGAGCAAAGTGTAACAATAGTTGATGATGTACAAATTCTTTTAACAGAAACACCTTTAGGTAGAACAATAAAAGATAAGTTTGTAGAATCAGATTCTTTACCTACTAACTTTTTACATTTTGTAAGAGTTAGCGGTAACGCCAAGACTGAATGTTGTCCAGAAAGAGCTCTTTCTATATATCAAGCTGAAGAAGCTAACGTTGACATTCTTTTGGGTGACAAGTTTAAATCTCCAAGCTTTGATTGGGCAGAGACTTTTTGTACGATAGCTTCTGATAAAATTAGGTTATATACTAATAATGAGTTTGATATAGAAGATATTAAACTTACATATTATAGGCTTCCTAGAGATGTGCAGTTTAATGGTTGTACTAATATATCTACTGGAGTAGTATTTAGAGCTGATCAAACATGTGAACTTAAAGAAGACATATGTGAAATATTAGCAGACGAAACAGCAGCTATTTTAGCTGGAGACATAGAATCTATAACTCAGTATCAGAGAGATATGCAAAACGCTCAAAGAAATAGCTAATGATGCAGAAACTACAAAGACCTAGTCCAATGGGACCATGTACAGAAACAGCAGCAATGTTAGCACATGCTCAAGCTCTTACAACTAGTATGCACCAGTTGCATTTAAAAATTACTGGTCCTGGTTCTTTTTCAGCACATAAAGCTCTTAATGAGTTTTATGATGGAATGCCAGATTTAGTAGATGCTGTAGCTGAACAATACCAAGGAGCTCGTGAGAAGCTTCTAGATTTCCCGGCAGTGAGCCCATATAAATGTGGTTCTGTACAGGAAGCAATATCTCACATGAAAGAACTATATACAGAAGTTAATGAGTTACAAAAGATTATGCCTTTCTCAGAAGTTGTAAACCAACTAGATGAGGTTAAGAGTTTGATTGCTTCAACCAAGTATAAGTTAATGTTCTTAAGTTAAATTTGTTTTTTATTTATTTATTTATAACCCTTTAAATTAAAGCCCTATGTATTTTCCTAATGCATTCCGCAAGTCATTCTTGCCTGCTAGTACAACACTAGCAACCACTGGTGGAACTGATGCTTTGACTGCTGGACAGATTGGTTTCTTTGATGCCAAGTCTTTTCAAGTAGTTTCTGCTCAAGCTGCACCTTTTATCATGGCTCAAGGTAGTTACTTTGCTGCTGACAAAATTGGCCCCACTCATGGTGGTTACAAAGAGTCAGTTAAGTCTAAAGTGATTAACCCTAAGTACATCAGTCGTTTGATTAAAGTGACATCTGATGTTGCTCAAAATCAAATTGTATCTGTAGATCCTTCTACATGTACACTTAATTGTGATTCTACTTATCGTCTACGTCTAGATGTTAAAGGTTCACCTGCTTTACGTTTCGTAAGCCATAACCTTTATGACACCTTGGACGGATTCACAGGTTGTTGCACTGTACCTGGTACTACTAATACAGTAGACCAAAACGTAGTGTTACTTCAGTGGAAAGATCAGATTAATGAATCTCTTTTATTGAAAGAGCTTGTTCAAGCTAAGGTTTGGAACTTAACTACAGCTTCTGTAGCTATTGATCCAACTGCTGCTTCTGCAACTATTGCTGTAGCTAACGCTGATGCTGCTCTTTTCCAAGTTGGAGAGAAAGTAGTTCATGCTTCTTTGGCTCCTAACTCAATCGTAGTTTCTATCGGTGCTGCTGATTCAGCTAGTTCTGGTAATGCAAACGTAGTTCTTTCTGTTGCTGCTGTATCTTCTACAAACGGTAATGCTAAGATCTATAGCGAAATTGCGACTAGTACTTATGTTCCTGTAACTTCTTCTGCAAATAATATTGCTGCTGTAGATTCTCATTTAGCTATTGCTGCTGCTTATGTAGAGACTAAGTT